AGCTGCTCGGCGGTGGGCAACGGGTCCGGCGCGAGGCCGCCCTTGTGGAGACGGAGCCGTGCTGTTCTAGAGTGCACGCGAGGTCACCTGCTTCCTCTTGGTCGGGGCTGTGGGGACTGTTCTGAACCGGCCCGGCCCAGGGCGACGGATGCACATCCGCTCGGGCCGGGTCGGTACGCGTCTGGGCGCGTGGGCATCTTCGCACCGTAGACGCTTGTTGTTACAGATGCCTGGGCCCGGATGCTGAAGCGTGCCTGAGGGGTTGCTACCGTCCCGGGATGACCGACGCGGCGACCTTCATCTCGACCGTCCTCGACGCCCTGGGCCCCACGAACCGGATCGCCCGGGCGCTGGTCAACCGCCTCGAGCTGGCCGAAGACAAACAAGCCGAGGCCGAGGCGATCACCGACGAGCTCGACGACATCTGGGCGGTGATGACCAACATCACCGTGCGCACGGGCGAGGCGTTCGAGCGGGGGATCGCCCGCCTCGAGGCCGAGGCGTGCCGTTGCGGGCACCCCGTGTCGAGGCACTGGCACGAGACGGGCAACTGCATGGTCACGAGCGAGGACGACGCCTGGGCGTGCGAGTGCACCGAGGTCACCCGCCCATAACCTTTCTTACGTCAAGCGTGGCCAAGCATGAACCGCGGTTCAGGTCCTATCATGCGGATCGCCTGAAGCCGCCGGGCCCGGGTGACGAACCCGTCACCTCGAGCCCGGGCCCGGCGGCCGTTCAGTCCCGGCGGGGCTCGCCGATCCGGGCCACGTAATCGACCGAGCCCTCCGGCGCCACCTCGAGCAGGCCCAGCGCCCCCAGCACCGCCTCGGCCATGGCCTTGAGGCCCTCGGGGGTGCCGTAGACGACGGCCACCGGCTGGCCCCCGGGCCGGTCGAGCAGGCTGAGCGTCACCGTGTCGGGCATGTGCGGGTTCTGGCGGGCCTCGATGGCCACGATGGCGAGCTCACCGGGATCGGGGTCGACCGACAGGACCGGGGGCCCTCCCCCGGCCCTCACGGCCGCGCTCCCCGGCCGCCCTCGGCCAGGACCACGGCGAGGCCCTCGACCTCGGCCTGCCACCGGTCCGAGGTCCGGGTGAGCTCGAGCATGGCCCGCACGAGCTGGGAGACCTCGACGCCGGCGTCGAGTGCCCATCGCTTCAGCGCCACGTGGTCGGCCTCGACGACGTCGACGTTGAGCCGCTTGAGCCGAGGCTTGGCCGAGGCCGGCGCGGAGAGCGCAGGGCGCGGCGCGTGGGCGATGGTGCGCCTGGGTGAGCTCATGCCCTCACCCCCGTGGTCTCGGCCAGCATGGCGAGGACGGCGCCGGCGAGGGGTTCGTACTCGACGAGCACGGCCGGGGACCCGAACGCGTCCTCGACCGCGGCCCGCTCGGGGACGGCCACGGCGATGTCGAGGACGGGGAGCTGGCGCTCGTCGAGGCCCGCGGCGATCCACTCGGCGAGGCCCCGGCGGCGGCCGTCGACCCGGACGAGGGCGATGGCCCAGGCGAGGTCCCTCCGGGCCTCCTCGGCGGCGATGGCGGCGAGGAGGTCCTCGAGGCGGTCGAGGTCCGCACCTGCGGGGGCCGAGGGGACGATGAGCAGGTCGGCCACGGCGAGGGCGGCGACCAGCATGGCCCCGACCCTCGCACCGCCGGCGGGATCGTGGGGGGTGTCGATGACCACGAGGTCGTAGCCCTCGGCCAGGCCGGCGAGGCGCCGGGGCAGGTCGGGGGCGTGGTAGGAGATGACCGGCACCATGGCGTGGGGCCAGTCCGCCCCGGCCCTGGTCACCCACGACTCGGCCGAGCGGCCGGGGTCGGCGTCGATCAGGAGGGTGCGGTTGCCGGCGCCGCCGGCGTGCAGGGCGAGCTGTACCGCCGTGGTCGTCTTGGCCGTGCCGCCCTTGACGTTCCCGACCACGATCACCGGTGGACTCATAGACTCATCCTCTCATTTGAGTACTTGAGAGGATGAGTGTGTCAGACCCAGGGGTAGGAGTCGAGGACCTCCCGCTCCTCGGCCGGCAGGGCTGCCACCTCGATGGCGCCGGGTGACGGGTCGGGGGGGTTGGTGGGCTTCTCGACGGCGATCCACCCGACCCGCTTGAGCAGGTTCACCTCCGGGGGTGAGCCCATGGGGAGCTTGTGGGGGCGGCCGTCGCGGAGGACCAGGGTGAACTGGCCGCCCTGCTGGCTGAACAGCACCGTCGGCGTCGAGTGCGTGGCCAGCTTGGACACGATGGCGTTCGAGAGCATCGAGCGCATCTGGTTCCAGTCGTCGTCGGTCATCTCGTCTCCACCTCCTGGTGGGGGGTAGCCCAGTAGCGGGGCGCGGTCGAGGTAGCCGGTGGGGTCGATCCGGGCGCCGGCCTCCCACAGCTCGAGGTGGGCGTGGGCGCCGGTCGAGGCGCCGGTCGAGCCGATGTAGGCGATCACCTGCCCGGCGTCGACCCACCCGCCGGTGACCGCGAACTCGGAATGGTGGAACGACTTGAACCGATCGGATCCGTTGTCGATCCACAGCCACCACCCCGCCCCGCCGGGCTCGTTGCCCGTGGTGACGTGCCCGTCGAACGGGGCGATGAGCGGTACCCCGTAGGGGGCGCCGTAGTCGACCCCGCCGTGGAACGACCCGGCGGCGCCGGTGATCGGATCGATGCGTTGCCCGTAGCCGGAGGTCTTGGCGTAGGACTCGAGGAGCGGGAACCACGTCAGCTCTCTCATTCACTCATCTCCTCATCTGAGGGGTCTCCCTCGTCGAGGTCGTTCCACCAGATTCGCAGGTCGATGCGTATCCCGCCCCGGCGCCGGCGCCACACCACCCCGGCGAGGACGACGCCCAGGGCGACGAGGCCGACGGCGACCGCGGCGGCGGCGTCCACCCGCTCATGCCCGGACGATCCGCAGGAACGCCGGGCAGAACTGGTCGATGCCGCCGGGGCCCGCCTGCACGGTGCCGCTCGCGCCGCCGACGGTGCGCCAGCCGACGATCTGGTAGGTGTGGGTCCCGGCCGTCGGGGTGATCCGCCGGCGGAACGTGGCCCCCACCTGAATCTGAGGGGATGTCGCCAGGACCTGCCCGAAGTAGCCGAGGTCGGTGTTGCCATCCCAGAGGTTGAGCATCACCGAGGCGCCGGCCGCGTTCGGGGTGAGGATCCCCGGTGAGGAGAACTCGACGATGACGGGGCGCCCGTCATAGACGGTGGCGGACCCGGCGATGACCATCTGGGCGGCACTGGCGGCGCCATTGGTGAGCAGCACCGGCGCGGTGATCTGGTTGTAGAACACCTCGCCGGGGATGGCGCCATTGATGGCGTCGGCGACGCTCTTGCCCCACGCGGAGGTGATCGTGGTGTTGGGGGTGGGCACGACGATGGGCGCCATCGGGTCTCCTTATCGGTGGTCCCAGGGGGACTGGTCCCAGAGCGCGGAGTCCCAGCGGCTGTAGCCCTGGACCTGCTCGCCGGGGGCGCACTTGAGGGTGAGGGTCCACTGGTCGAGGGTGATGTGATGCGAGAGCCCGTCGACGGTGGCGAGCACCTGCAGGGTCTCGCCCCAGCGTGAGCGGATGAGGGCGATCCGTGAGCCGAGGTCGACGAGGTGGGCGAAGTGGTACCAGTCGTCGTCGTCGGTGGGGACCCCGTCGAGCGGCGAGATGGTCACCTCGGCGTTCGACAACCGGGCGAGCATGAACTGGGCGATCGTCGTCGACCAGGCGTCGGTGGTGTGGATGAGGTCGGCGCGCTGGGTCGTCCTCGCCCCGTGGCGGGACACGCTGATCGGGTCGCTCACGGTCTGCAGGGTGCCGCCCGCCCGGGCCACCCCGATCACGTTTTTCACGTGGTCCCGGTCGCTGGTCACGGTGAAGCTGATGGGGCACAGGGTGCCGGGGGCCTCGTTGGCCTCGTCGGTGAACAGGGCCAGCGGTTCGGCGAACTCGGGGGCCTGCAACCCGTTCGGGTCGACATAACGGATCACCCCGGCCGACGTCGCCCAGAGGACCCCGCCGTCCGAGTCGGCGGTGAGCCATGCCTCCTCGAGCGCGCCTTTGGCCAGGGTGGTGGCCTGCAGTGGGGTGACGCCGGTGGCGAGCTGGCGGTCGACGAGGGCGGGCAGGGCGGCCTGGTCCATGATCCGTCCGAGGCGGGGACCGGCGGTTTCGTTCGCCCCCTGGGAGGGTTGCTCGAGCCCGTTGGCGTCGCCGAGGTAGGAGAGGGCGTCGGTGGCGGTGAGGCTGACGGTGGATTCACCGCCGTCGTCGGTCTCGGCGACGGTGCGGATGAACCCGGTGAAGAGGGGGCCGGTGGCGGTGGCCACCCGGATCGGGACGTCCGGGCCCAACACGGGCCGGCCCATATCGGAGCCCGCGGAGTCGATGGTGTTCCACGGCGAGTAGGTGCCGGCGGGGTTGTCGAGCTGCAGCGAGGCCCGGCCCGGGGCGGCGTGTTCGAGGGGGCCGCCGCGGCCCCGTTCCACGGTGACGCCGGAGCAGTCGCAGGAGACGTCGACGAAGTTGCCGTAGTCGATGCTGTCCCATTTGTCCTGGTCCCATTTGGCTTTGTCCCAGACATCCTTGGCCTGGGGCAGGGCGAGGGTGACGTGCACGAGGTCCGCGCCCAGCGCCGTGCCGGCCGCCGGCGGGGGGATGACCGGCCAGGGGATGCCCATTAGCGGACCGCGACGGTGAGGCCACCCATGGGGGCGACGTTGCGGGAGAAGCTGGTGACCTGGCGGGCGACGTCGTAGCCGTCGGAGCCGGGGGGCATCACGATCGTGAGCGCGCCGAAGGTTGAGAAGCGGGGGATGTCGGGGACGTCGATCCGGTTGCCACCGAGGCCCGGGATCCACTCGGGGAACGTGAAGCTGAGCGCGCCGATCGTGTTGTTCCAGAGGTCGGCGATGGCGTTGAACGCGATCTTGAACGGCTTGGTGATGAGGTCGGCCAGGCCGGTAAGGGCGCTGGTGATGAGCCCGCCGATCTTGCCCATGAGGTCGATCACGAAGTCGATGCCCTTGCGGACCGTGTCCTTCACGTTCTCCCACGCGCCGGACCAGTCGCCCTTGATGATCGACGTGACGGTCTTGATGATCCCCATCACCACGTTCAGCACCCCGCCGATGATCGTGGCGATGATGTCGAAGATCGTGCGCACGACCGCCATGATCGTGTCGCCCCAGTTCGCCCAGATCGCCTGGATGATCCCGAGCACGAACCCGATGATCGTGAACAGGATCCGGAGGCCGGTGCCGATGAAGTCGATCAGGAACTGCACGAGCGGGGTGATGATGGCGGTGACCCGGTCGGCGAGGGCGGTGACGAGGTCGATGACGGCGTGCACGAACTCCATGATCTGATCACCGTGCGCCGCCCAGAACTCCTGCAGCGTGGTGACCACGGTGGTCACGATCTCCATGATCGTCGTCGCGAGGTTGCGCACCGTCTCGATGATCGTGGCCACCGTCGCCATGATCTGGGTGCCCCAGTCGGCCCAGAACTGTTTCAGCCGCTCGATCACCGTGGTTATGACCAGGGCCAAGATCTCGATCTCCTTGGCCAGGACATCCCGGTAGAGGCCGACGACGAACCCGATGATCGTGAACAGCTCGTCGGACCATTCGTTCCAGAGGTCCATGATCACGCCGAGGACCTGCTCGAACACGTCCTGTAGTTGGGTGAGGGTGGGTTGGATGGCCTCCATCACCTTCGGCCATTCCTCCTCGGCCCAGGCGACGAGGGCCTCGAACCCGGGGAGGACCTTGTCGTTGATGAACGCGCCGATCCCGCCCATCACCGGCAGCAACTTGGCGCCGATGCTCTCCTTGAGCTCGTCGAACCCGATCTGTGCCTTCTTCAGGCCGCCGGCCGAGGTGTTGGCGGCGGCCTCGCCGGCGCCCTTGAACGTGTTGCGGGCCTTGTCGAGGGTCTCCTCGAGCGAAAGGCTCTTGCCCTCGGCGTCCTCGGTGGCGATTCCCAGCTTGGAGAGCCCACCGATCGAACCGAGCTGGGCCTTCGCCAGGGCTTGGGTGACGGTGCCGAGGTCCTTGCCGGTACCGGCGGAGATGTCGGTGGCCAGAGCGAGAAGGTCCTGGGCTTTCGCCGTGTCGCCGGTGGCGGTGGCCAACGTGGCCAAGGCGGGCCGCAGCTCGTCGTCCGCGACGGCTGCGGTTTTCGAGAGGGCCTCGATGTAGTTCTCGGCGCCGGCGACGGCCTCGTCGCTGGCGCCGGCGGCCTGGCGCAACTGTTGGGCGAGCTGGGAGGCGGCGGCCTCGTCCTCGGCGGCGGCCTGGGCCAGGTCCCAGCCGACCGCGGCGATCCCGGCGACCGCGCCCGCGGCGATGGCGGCGGGGCCGGCGATCCCGGCGAGGGCGCCGCCCATCGACTTGCCGGTGCCGTCCACCGACTTCTCGGCCTTGTCCGAGGCGCGTTCGAGGTCGCGGGTATCACCGGTGAACTTGACGGCGATATCCCGATCAGCCACTCAAACCCTCATTTCCTCAGTCGGGGAGGTTCCCGCCGGCGGCCCACTTCTGGGCGAGCTCGTCGAGGGTCTTCATGTAGGCGCGGCGCAGGGCGGGCATCTCCCGGCGCAGCAACGGCCAGAACCAGTACCCGGTCTTACCGAGCCAGGGCGGGAACTGTTGGGTGGTGGGGCGGGCGCCGCCACCGAACTCGTAGCCGAAGAACACATCACCGGCGGTCACCTTGCCCGTCGACGACTTCACCTTGCGGGACCCGCCGGCGGTGAGGGCCGGGACCCGGTCCGACTTGCGCTTCACCGACCCCCCACTGAGGGCGGCGCCTTTGCCGGCGTTGGCGGCGGCGGTGTTGAGCATTCCGATGATGCGGTCGACGTGCTGGCCGGCGGCCTGGCGGAGCTCGCGGTTGGCGTCCTTGCCGTACTTGTTGAACGCCCGGAGGGTTTCGTCGAGGCCCTCGACCTGTACCTGGACTTTCACCGTCGGCGCCCCTGGGCCTGGCGCTGGCGGGCGTTGTTGGCTTTGAGCACCGCGGCGGCGGTGGCGATCGAGCGCGGATCCTCGTCCCACCAGTCCCGGGGGGCGGTGTGCGTCGCGATGGCGAGCTCGATCACGGTGCGCTCGACGGATCCGCGTC